CAACCTCAACCTCAACCTCAACCTAAAACTCCCTCACAAACCCAAGTTCAAGAAGAAGGTTTTTTTAGTTCTGTTGGGAATTTTATTAGTGAGACTGTTGAAGCTGTTGGAGAGTTTGTTAGTGAGGCTGTTGAAGCTGTTGGAGAATTTGTTAGTGAGGCTGTTGAAGTTGTTAAAGATTTATTAGAAGAAGATCCATCAACTGATCCTAACAGTAACATTGGAGGATTAAGAGAATATGTAAGAGTAGAATTTTCATTTGATGATGAAAATACTGGTGAAGAACAAAGTTATTTAAAATTAGGAGCTCTTTTACGTCTAATTGAGATGTATATGTTATATTATGATTCTAGTAGAGGCTCTGATGTACCTATTATAAATATACAATGTGATTATGGTTTAACAGATAAATCAAATGGTACTTATTGTTTTAGATTACCTGAAACTTTCTCAACAGATCCTAGAATTTGTTTAGTACCTATATCAAATGAATATTTAGATGGAATAAAAAATAATCAAGGTACATGGAATTGGATTGTTAATGAGGATCCTGGTACTAGTTTAACAACATTTAATAATGCTTTAGGTAATGGTTTTAATTCTATGGATTCTCCATATGTTGGGAATATAATGCATATACATGTTAACCTAAACTTTGTATCTAGAGTGTTAAATGAAAACATAGATGAAGATGGTAATATCTCATTACTAAACTTTATAAACAATATCCTTTCAGAAATTCAACAATCTTTAGGAGGAATAAATAAATTTTCAGCCATTTTTAATGAAGATACTAATTCATTTAATATAATAGATGACACTTATATACCTGGGTTGAGGGAAGCTTTAAGTAAATCTAAAGTAGAAGAACCTGCTAGATTTAATGTTAATATTTTAAAAGAAAACTTTGGAAGTTTTGTTGAAAGTGTTTCTATAAAATCTGAGATAACTAAGAATATAGCTAATATGATAACAGTTGGAGCCCAAGCTAATGGTAATGCTGTTGGAGAAAACGCAACTGCTTTTAGTGAATGGAATGTTGGATTAATTGATAGAATAATTAAAGAAAAACAAGATAGAACTAGTTCAACTACTACAACTGAGGGTGAAGAAAGTAGTAAAAAAACTCCTGAAGAAGTTTTCGCTGAAAATGCTAAAAAGATTTATAATTATCTTTTAACTTATATACAATTAAAAGTAGATGAAGAAGATGTAGAGAATTATAAATCAAACTCTAAATCATATTTTAATTATATTACTGGGCAATTAAGTCAAAAAGGTTCTGATGGTTCACCTGCCAAAATCCCAGCTATAGGGTTTATTCCTTTAAGTTTAGATATTACTATGATGGGTTTAAGTGGAATGAAGATATATCAAAAATATTCTATTAATGAAGATCTTTTACCTCCTAATTATGTTAATAAAATTGAATTTTTAACAAAAGGAATATCCCATAAAGTTGATAATAAAGGATGGGTTACTTCTATTGATGGTCTTTCTATTCCTAAAAACATAGACGCTAAAACATCCCAAACCCGGACTAAAACATTTAACAGTTCAGCTTTACCCTCTAATTCTACAGGTCCTTCATCTAATTCACTTTCACAACCTAATACTTCAAACTCAGCAGCTGCTCAATCTCAAGGAAATTGTTCTACTTTATTAGCTTCTTCTCCTAAATTCGCTGGAGAACCTCTTCCAAAGTTTAAAGCGGCCAAAGGAAATAATCCTGTAGGATGGACTTTATTTTATGGCCCATTAGGGAATAGTCCTGGGGCTATTACATCTAGATTTACAGGTATCAATCCTAGACAAGATATAAAAAGAGCTGCTCCTCATAGAGGAATTGATATAGATATCATTGGTACTGCTACTAAATATCCTCTTTATGCTGTTTGGGATGGTACTATAACCAATGTAAGAGCTCAAGGAGGTAACGGATCAACAGGAGGAGGATTTTATATTGTAATCCAAATAGATACAAATTCATTAAAAAATGATGCCCCCTACTTATACAACTCTTTAATATCTGAATTGGGTAGAGATAAAAATGATAAAAGGTTTAGAGTTAAAGATGGAGCTAAACTTTATGCTGTATTTATGCATTTAGAAAAAGCTAATAGTGGACTTTTACCCTGCTTATCTCCAGATTTAACTGTAGGATCTTCTTTTAAAAGAGGCCAATTACTAGGTATAGCAGATAATAGTGGAGGATCAACAGGAGCACATTTACATTTTCAATTACATACTGTTCCTAAAACTGATAACTGGAACTCTTGGCTTTTTGGAGAAAATGAACAAAGAAATCTTTCCCAAATTGATCCTACAAATTGGATATATATAAAAGGACGTAATACTTAAAAAATGCCTTATTTTCCAAAAAGTCGAATTCAAACTAATTTATATACTGCCGGAGGTGAATATATTATAGCTTCCACAGGTGAGCACTATATTGGCCCTTATTACAAATTATTTAATGGGCTAGTTTTTACCGGTAAAACCCCATATGATGGTGTCAGTAAAAGACTATACCCAGAATATGATGGAGGAAAAGATATAACTAATGTTCCAATTGATCAACAATTAACTTTTTTAAATCCTGAGTCTGATAATTATAATAAAATTTTAAATAAAGGAAAAATTAGTCTTGAAATATACCCACCTCAATATATAAAACCCAAACCTACATCTACAAATTACCAATTAGGAGAATTTACTAGATATTTTTTTAAAAAAAGAAACGAGTTAATCTATATTGAAACTAATGAAGAAAATTATAACAATGCTATAAAAAATAAAAAAGGTAGTATATATGCTTTATATAAACCTTTTAAACTTAATTGGAAATTAACTGGGGATGAAAAAGAAGTATGTAGGATAAATACTTCTATAGTATTATTAAAACAAAAAAAAGACAATTTTCCTAAATTAAGTTTATTTTTAAAAAACTCTTTAGAATTTTATATACCTAACAATAATTAAGATTGGCCTTTTAAAAATTATTTATTAACTTTAAACTTGAATGTTTTGGTTAATAGAGACAGAAGAGAAGTTAAGAGAGTTTAGGGAGAAAAAGTTTAAGAAAGTATTTGTAGAGATAATTTCATTAAATAATAAAATTCACCCTACACAAAATGATATTTCTTGTATCTATATTAGAGAAATAGATGATAATAAAGGATATATAGTATCTATCAATCACTCTGAATCTCTCCCTATAGATATACAACATATCTACCAAACACTCCAGGGATTTGAGGAGATATTTGTTAGAGATAAGAAGGAATTCCTACATTATTTTCTATTAAAGCAAGTTAGTGATTTGTATTTTATATCACCTTTTGATATACAAACTCAACTCCCTATTTATGACCATTTTTACAACCAATATTCTAATATAGGTAATATAAACTCAATCATTCCTATAGTTAAACATTATGAATATTGTGAGCTAATATTTTTTCAGGTAAAACATATTTTTAACCTTGAGAAACCACCATACTTTGAATTTTACAATAATAAAGCCACTTCAGTATTTTGGTGGATTGAACAAGAAGGCATTAAAGTAGATCCTATTTTATTTAAGGAATATTTTGGAATTAAGACAGATAAAACATTCACCCAGTTCAATCTTAAAACTACTACAACTCGTCCTTCAAATAGTTTTAATAATATTAACTATGTTGCCTTAGATAAAAAATCAGGTTGTAGAGACGCGTTTATAGCCGAAAATGATTTTCTATTAGAAATAGATATTAGTGCTTATCATCCTACTATTATAGCTCAAATGATTGGGTATAAGTTTGAACATGATGATATTCATCAATCATTTGCTGAGATGTATGGAGTTGATTATCAAACTTCTAAGGAACTTACATTTAAACAATTGTATGGTGGTGTATTTGAGGAATATAAAGAATTAGATTACTTTAAAAAAGTAGACCAATACTTAGAAGACTTAAATTCTAAAGAAGAAATAGTCTGTAAATCAGGATATGTTTTTAAAACTAAAGAGTTAAAAAAACAAAAATTACTTAATTATATCCTTCAAAACACAGAAACATACTACAATATTCTTATTTTAGAAGAAATAATAAAAATTATTAAAAGTAAGAACACTAAAATAATTCATTATACTTATGATTCCTTTTTATTTGATGTAGATAAAACCGAAAGAGATATAATTGAGACTATACTAAAAGTTTTTAAAGCTTATGATTTTAAGGTAAAAATGTCTTGGGGGGTCAGATATGGTTCTCTAAAGTCCGTGTAATATGTATACCCCGGATATTAATCACACATTTCCCTAGATCAAGATTAAAAATTAAATGAATAATAAATTATTTTGCACTTTTACTACGCTAGAGGGTTTGGATGACCTAGTGCAAGAAATACAATATAATTACGACATACTTTATAATAAAATTTTTATCCTTTACATAAAAAGTAATGATGAGTATGTCTGCACATACAACGTAGACCCCGCTAGTATGAATAACGTATTACCTAATACTATACTAGTTCATAGAAAGAAAGAATCTAATACGCTTTATACAATAAATGCACTAAATGAGTTAATAAAGCGATTAAATGGAGGAGTTGTTGATATTTATTATAAAGTGAATTGGCAACATTATAAGAATACTATATTGTTGACTCAACATAATGAATTAAAACAACTAAAAACTAAAATACATCAAATAATAGAATTATGAATAATTTTGACTTAAGAAAGTATTTGGCTGAAGGAGGTTTAAAAGCCAGACTAAACGAAAACTTAGACCCAGACCCTGAGCTCTATCCTGATGGTTATGATTTTGGAGATTTAGATGAAGGAGAAGATAAAGATGTAGAAAAAATAGCTAAACTTTTCCTTGAAGAAGGAGATAATGACTATATGGAAGAAGCTATAACTGACGAAGAAGTCAATGAATCTTTCTTAGATGAAATGGCTCGTACATCAAACACTTTTATGTTAGCTAAAGATGCTAGTACAGCTGATGTTAGATCTTTCATGAATAAAGTTAATAACCTCCTCAAAACCTATAAATCACCAGGTCAGAAAAAACCAAAGAGCAGATTTACTCCTGAGGATATGGATAGATTAACTAGTGTTTTAAAGAAAGCAAACTTTACTTCTAAAGAAGTATTAGATGCTATTGAAGGATGGAATAACTCAGCTCAAGCTAATACCTTTCTTAAAGTTCTCCAAGATAAAGGATATATATTAATTACCTCAGAACTAAAGAAATTTAGTAAACCTGAAAGAGATCCTAATGCTCCTGAAACCAGAGGTAGAAAAAAGAAAGTAAAAGATGATGATGGAGAGGATAATAAAAAAGGAGATAAAGAACCTACTGACGCTCAAATCAAAAAAGCAGCTAAAAAAGCTGGTTTAGATGAAAATGATAGGTTCTTAAATGAATTTTTAAAAAAAAAACTTTTAAGTGAAATTCAATCTGAAGAGGAAGTCGCTGATTTATTAGATGATTTTTATCAAGAAAGAATAAACACTTACCCAAATGTTGAAACATTTGCTGATGAAGTAAGAACAGCCTTAGATGCTCTTACTATGAAATATAGCGATGATGTTGATATGTAAGTAAAAACAAATATAAAAAAGAAGGCCAACTTAGTTTGGCCTTTTTTATCATATTTATTATCTTTAAAAGAAAAAATTTTTAAACAAAACGTTATATCATGGATTTAAATGCAATTAAAAGTAAGTTGAATTCCCTTCAACAACAACAAACTAAGGGAGGTGGAACAGACAAAAACATTTTTTGGAAACCAAGTGTTGGTAAACAAGTAGTTAGAATTGTTCCTAGTAAATTTAATAAGTCTAATCCTTTTACTGAGGCTTATTTTCATTATGGAATTGGAGCTCGTACAATATTTTCTCCTCTTAATTATGGAGAAAAAGATCCAATTGTAGAATTTGCTAAACAATTACGTCAAACTAGTGATAAGGAAAATTGGCGTTTAGCTAAAAAATTGGATCCTAAAATGAGAGTATTTGTACCTGTTATTGTTCGAGGTGAAGAACATGAAGGTGTAAAATTGTGGCAATTTGGTAAGGCTTTGTATCTTGAAATGTTGAGTATGGCAGATG